CACAGAGATTACGAAACTAAAGAAGGTTCAGTTCGTTCTAATGTTAACGGTAGAATGACTAATAAAAAACCGAATAACTTTCCTAAATCTCTTAAGAGACCGGCACAAAGAAACGAGTCAGTTAATAAAGAAATTGCACAGTTAAGAGAAAAGAATGAAGAGTACCGTAAGGCGCTTAACATCTTTAAAGAAAAACTTAATGAGGTCGCAGTTTTTAATTCTAACTTAGCTTACGCTACTCGTTTGTTCACTGAGCACTCTACGACAAAGAAAGAAAAAATAAATATACTAAGACGTTTCGATGGTGTCGAAACTATTAAAGAGTCAAAGTCTCTTTATAAGTCACTCAAAGAAGACTTAGGTGGAAAAGGACAGTCGGTTGTTACTGAATCAGTACAATCTAAAGTTCAAAAATCACCATCTAATGGTTCTGCGAATAACTTAATCGAGAGCAAAACCTATGAAAATCCACAGTTCTTAAGAATGAAGGATTTAATGGGTAAACTAAAATAAAAATAAAAATTCCAAAAAAATATTAAAATGGGAGCATTATTAGAATCAGGTCTAGTTGGTAACATTGGTCTTAAGCACTTAAAAGTTATCAAGGAGGACACAATCAATAAGTGGGACAAATTAGGGTTCCTCGACGGTCTTAAAGGACACATTAAAGAAAACATGGCGCAATTGTATGAAAACCAAGCGTCACATTTGATAAACGAAGCATCTGCTTCAGACAGTTCAGGTTCATTTGAAACTGTTGTTTTCCCAATCATCAGAAGAGTATTCTCTAAGTTGTTGGCTAACGACATCGTTTCAGTTCAAGCAATGAACTTACCAATCGGTAAGTTGTTCTACTTTGTACCAAAAATTCAAAGTGGTAATGATGGTCCAGGTTCACACAGACAACCATTTGGCGCACCTGGTAACAGCGAATCAGACCCAGCGGCTGGATATGACTCAGGAACTAACCTTTATGATAGATTTTATGAAGGAAGTACACCAAACTCTGACCCAGCTGGATTATTTGATTATTCAAAAGGTCAGTGGAGTGCTCAAACAAAAACTCTTGTTCCTGCAGTATGGAATAACGGTGAATTAGTTGGTACTACATTGGCGTTAGCTTTAGGTGCTGCGGCAGGTACACCTGGTACAGGAGCTGCTGATGGTAACGTTCGCTCGTTAATCTTTGTATTATCAGGATTTAGTTCATCAGGAGCTGGTAAATTAATCGGACCTGATGGAAATGAAATGGATACTGAAGATTTCTTAGCTTCATTAGAAACTTATGAAAACGGAACACCTGATACATATTTTAACTTTAGAGTAGTTACTCAAAAGTACGGTAAAGGTATTGTACAGTATGGTAGTGAGCAAAAAACTACTTTCTATTCAGGTAGTAATCCTGGTCCTGGTGGAAGATACGACGATATCTGTGATGTCACAGGTAAAATCTATTTAGAGTTAGACTTCTCAACACCTGTTGTAGGATGTCCAAACTGTTCAATCGACGGATATACAGGAACCACTATAGCATCAGGAGATACTTTTGACGCTTATTACAGAGTTTATGAAAGTCTTGAGTTTGAAGATAAGATTGGTGAGGTTTCATTTGACCTTGACGCTGTTACTGTTTCTGTTACAGAAAGAAAGTTAAGAGCACAATGGTCACCAGAACTAGCACAAGACGTCTCTGCGTTCCACAACATTGATGCGGAAGCTGAATTGACAGCATTGTTGTCAGAGCAGGTTGCGGCTGAGATTGACCGTGAAATCTTAAGAGACTTAAGAAAAGGTGCGGCTTGGAGTTTAAGATGGGATTACAACGGTTGGAGAAGAATCTCTAACGGTTCTGTGAACTATAACCAAAAGGATTGGAATCAGACATTGATTACTGCAATTAATCAGATTTCAGCTCAAATCCATAAGTCAACTTTAAGAGGTGGTGCAAATTGGGTTGTTGTTTCTTCTGAAATTTCAGCTATTTTTGACGACCTTGAGTACTTCCACGTTTCAAACGCTGCTCCTGACCAGGACCAGTATAACATGGGTATTGAAAGAGTTGGAACATTGTCAGGTAGATATCAAGTTTACCGTGACCCTTACTTCCCACCAAACACAGTGTTGTTGGGACACAAAGGTTCATCATTACTTGATACTGGATATGTATATGCACCGTATGTACCGCTTCAGTTAACACCTACAATGTATAACCCATTCAACTTTACACCAATTAAGGGTATCATGACTAGATACGCTAAGAAGATGGTGAACAACCGTTTCTATGGTAAGATTACAGTTGATGGAGTTAGAACATTTGACTTAAAAGAATTAAGATAATATCTATCTTAATAGTAAAAAGAAAAAGGG